CAGCCAGCGACACGTTCAGGGTTTGCGACGGCAGCGACTGCAGCGGGACGAGGTTCACTGGATCGGACTCTGGTCGGGAAAGGAAACGGATACGGTGTCGCCAGGATGCACGGTGCCGAGGCTCACCGGGTCGGCCGCGCTCGGCGAATCGCTGTTGACCGGGCCGCCGTCGGAGTACGTAGCCGAGGCCGTGACGCGCACCTCACGGAACCACGCCTCGATGATCAGCATCGTCGCGCCGTTGCGGGTCTCGCGCTTGTAGTCGTAGTGCTCCAGGTTGGCTCCGAAGTACGTCATGTCCGGCGTCACGATGGTGAAGAGGTTTGTGGTGTCGAGCATTTCATCGAGTCTGTCGATGAAGTCCGACTTCTGCATGAAGCCCTGACGGAGGTTCAGGCCCAGCGAGCTGATCGCGTTCTGCGCGTAGTTCAGCCCGCTGCAGACCATGGTCATGCGGATCTCGTAGGGCGTTACGACCTTGTTGTAGCTGGCGAAGGCGCCCTGCTCGACCGGGTAGTCGCTGATCCGTCGATCACCGCGGAACTCGAACCGCGGGACGGTGTCCGGCACGATCACTTTCGAGCTGGTACGCGCATCGGCGATCATCCAGTCTGACGCCAACGGGTTGAGGATATCGATGCCAAGGATGTCGCCGACTTCGGCGATGGAAGCAAGGAACGGAGAGTCGGCCATCAGCTGATCCCCGTATCCGCTTGCCCCACCAGCATGTGGTCAGCCAGCGCCTGCCGCATGTCGATGGCGATGCCCTTGGCGTCAGTGGCCTGCGTGATGACCTCCACCTTGCCGATGTGCGTTTCCGATGTGCTCTGGCTGCTCCGTACGTTGCTGGGCGGCCTGGATGCCGCCGCCTGCGCCGCGCCGGGCGCCACGCTCTTAACGTACGCTTGTGTCTCTGTTGGAACAGTGTCGATTCCGTTTTTTTGATCCTTTCCTGGGCTGGCGTTGTAGGCGGATATGGCCTTGGTGATGTCACCGCCGAACATGTCGTTCAGCTTCGCGAGGTGCCCTGCACCATCAGCGACGTTCGGCGCGACATTTTTGACGTAGTTCTGGGTCTCGGCGAAGGGTGGAACGCCGCCATATTTGCGCACATTGCCTGGGCCGGCATTGTAGGCGGCGACGGCTTTAGTGATGTCACCGCCGAACATCTTCAGAAGCTGCGACATGTACTTCGCCGCCGCACTCGCCGAATGGTCCAGATCAAAAACGTCATTACCCTGCAAGCCAAGATCTGTCGCCGTCGACGGCATGAACTGAAACGGACCCACTGCGCCCGCTTTGGACTGAAGGTTTGTGCCATTGGAGGATTCCTGCTTGAACATCCTGGCCATCAGGCCAGCAGGTAACTTGAATCGCTGCTCCAGCGATGAGAAAAGCTCGTCGTTCGAGTCAAAGATCCTGGACTTCGTCGGATTGGCATCGCCGTAGCCCGCAGGCGATTCACGCGAAGAAGTGGCGCTCTCGGCACGATGGATTTCCGGAGGACGGCGCGGCTCCGAAAGCATGCTGTGGATCAACCGCGACAGTTCCGGGTTGCGTTTGTCATAGTCTGCCTTTTCCGCTGGCGACATGATCTTGTACAGGACCGTCATCTGCTTGCGTTGCGCCTGGCTCAGTTCGTCCCAGTTGTCGCGCTGCTCGGCCCCGAAGGCGGTGTCACTGCCCAGGCCTGCCATTACCGAGTTGGCGAAGCGTCCGATGCCGCGACCGGCGCTCTTGTCGGCGATCGCGTCGTAGATCTTCGTGCCGACGTAGCCGCCGGCCACGGCTGCGCCTGCTGCGGCCATCGCCCACAGGCCGGCCGTGCTGCTGGCCAGAAGCGGCACCAGCCGACCGAGCGCGCCGACCAGGCTGAGCACAGGTGCCAGCACCTTGAGTGCCATCACGCCACCCAGCACGACTGCTACGGTCTTCCACCCACCGAAGCTCTGCACCACCTCGTTCACCCGTCGCACCAGCGTTTCGATCTGCGCGGCGACCTTGTCCCAGTCCACGGAGTCAAGCCAGTTCGCGAAGCGTTCGGCGAGGCGTTCCAGCACCGGCGATAGGCGTGCGAACGCGATCTCGCTGGTTTCCTTGAAGCGCTGCTGGATGTCCGCCCAGCGCTTCTGCAGGCGCTCCGCCGCCGCGGTGCTTTCGGCGGTGACGCGGGTCAGTCCTCGCGCTGCGTCGAGCCGCTTCTTCAACTCTTCCGGGCCCAGCTCCAACTGGTTGAACATGCCGCCCACACCCAGTTCATTGGCGAGATACATCGCTTGCTGGCGCGGCAGCTCCGTCAGGCGCTTGGAGATACGCAGCAAGCCCTCCTCGCTGTCCTTGATGCCCTCCAGATTGATGCCGTTGGCTCGCGCCGTATCGGTCAGGGCGGAATGGCCCTTGATGCTGGCTTCCGCCATGCCGCCGGCAAAGGCCTGCAGCGCGCCGAAGGCATCTTCGGCCTGCCCGCCCATTTCCTTGGCGATCAATCCCCATGCCTGCAGTTGCGGCGCAGAAATCTTGAGGTTTCGGCTCAGTCGCCCGAGCGAGGCCTGCCCCTGCACGTTGCTGGCGATGAACTCCTTCAGCCCCGTGGCGGCACCGAACACCGCCAGCAGACCCAGCAGCTCCGTCTTGATCGAGCTGAAGAACTCGGCCGCCCGCTTGCCCTGCTCGCCCATCTCCTTCGCCACCGCGCCGGACTGCTTCTTCAGCTTCTCCAGATCCCCCTCGGTGCGTTTCTGACCTTTGTCATAGTCGCGGGTGTCCAGCCCCAGCGTCATGATCAGGGCATCGACAACGGTAGCCATGGGGTCAGTCCTTGGGCGCGTTCAGTACGCGGTAGTTGTGGTTGTCAACGGTGATCACCTCCAGCATCGACCACAGATCCTCAATGCCGTATACGGTATCGAGTTCGTGCAGCGTGGCCTTGCCGGCGGAGATCACGGTGGCGATGGTGCGGGGTACGTTGGCGTATTCCACAAGGCCGTGCGTCAGGCCGCCGGCGCTGGGGCCGAGGTCGAGGGCGCGGCGGCCGGCGGAAAAGGCACGTGAAGCTTGAACACCGCGACACGCAACTTGATGCGGGTGGCGACCTCCTCGATGTCGTCCTCGACCAGGTTGCGGACGATGTTCGGATTGGCCGGGTTCGGGATGATCGTGATGCAGGCGAACATCTCGTCCATCAGGATCATCGCCGTGTCGAACGGCAGTTTTCCGACCAGGCCGAAGCCGTACTGCGCGATGCCGGCGAGGCCGTACTGGGCCAGTCCGTCCGGCAACTCGATGCCGTGCTCGGCCAGCGCAAGAAAGGCGCGGGTTGCCCAGCGCTCCCCCGCTGCGGCCGGCATTTCGGTCAGCAGGAACACCTTGCCGAAGTCGCGGCCCTGATCGTCGACCCGGTACTGCGCCGTCTTGCGTGCCATCAGAGCGACGCCCCCACGATCGTGTTCCAGGTGATCTGGTACTGCACCGCGGCCAGCACCTTCTTCACGTCCGGGATCGGCTTGTGCGAGGTCAGGAAGCCGCGCGTCATCACGTACTTCTTGCCGATCGCCGGCAAGCTGATCGAGGCGTTCGCCACCAGCACCTCACGACTGGCCAGCTGCGCCAGAGACCAGTTGTTGAAGATGTCCAACGAGGCCGAGTCCGGCATCAGCGTGATCGTCTGCTTGATCGGGTTGAAGATGAAGCCGGCCGACATGTGGCCGTCCAAGCCCATGACCACCTCGGCGTTCTCCACCGCCTCGGTGGTGAAGCCGTCGTCGGTGGCATAGCCCTGCAGAACCTGCGGGGAGGCGTAGAGGCCGGTGATGGACAGGGCGAACACCGAGTTCGCGGCAGTGATGGTCTTCATGGTTACTGCACCTCGATGCTGGCGAGATTGAGTTTCTGGATACTTCCGCCGTCGGCGTAGTACAGGGTCATCGCCGGGCTGGTGCGGGCGACGCGAATCGCGGCCGTTGCCGGCACGATCTGCAGGTAGTAGCCGGTCGCGGTGATGGTGCCGGACACATCGGCGCCGACGGCGTTGCGGATCTGCGCGATCTGCGAGGCCGACAGCGCCACACCGGTGCGGATGGCCCCGAAGTTCACCGCGGCGTTGATCGGGTCCATGACCGCCGCGTCGACCAGCGCGTAACCCTGGGCGTTGTACGGGATGGATCCGACTGACTGCAGCAGAACGAACATGGCCAGCTGCAGCTGCGCGTTCAGCCAGATCTGGTTGACGTAGGAGTCGATCCACTTCCACTGGCCCGGCATGCTGCCCGGATAGAAGAAGGTGAAGTCCTGGTTTGCGGTGGCGTAGCTTCCGTAGAAGTTGTAGCCGTTCGCGATCAGGGCATCCGCATCGCTGGCACTGCTCACCGACGGCAGCAGACCGGCCTGCTTCTGGAAGGCCAGCGTGGCGCGGCCATTCAGGCGGCTGAAGTCGATCGAGGCGATCGCGCTCAGCACGAACGCGGCATGCGTCAGGTTGCCGAAGATCAGCACGGTGCCGTCGTCGTTGGCCTGCCCGACCGCATAGCCCCAGGTCGTGGTGTTGCCGGCGACCAGCGCGTTCACGTCGGAGTCGTAGCCGGCGTAGACGAAGCGGTCGTTCTGCAGGGTCGTCCAGGCGGAGAAGGCGGTCTTGTCAGCGAGCGCCGGCTCCCACGTGGTGGTGAAGGCCGCCCAGTTCTGGCTCACCGCCAGTGCCGCCGTCAGGGCCGACGCCGGGGTGGCTGCCGCGGCGCCCTGCGACGTGACCGCCGAGGTGACTGCGGTCAGGTTCAGGCCTGCCGCCAGCGTGCCGGTGGCGAAGTCGATCGTCGAGGCGATGCCGGCCGTGTTCGAGGTGAAGACGAAGGCGGAGTGCTGCGCGTCCCAGGTCACCGTGAACGTGGGCGCGGTGAAGGCGGCGGCGATGATCGTCGCGGCGTTGGAGAAGCTGGTTGCCGCGGTCAGGGTGATCGAGCTGGAGGTGACCGGCGTGCCGTTGGAGTTGATCGTCAGCGTGCCGCTCAGCGCCTTCAGGGCGTCCAGCGTGATGCCCAGCGAGCCGCCGCGCAGGTAGGCCGCTACGTCGGCCGCGGGGTACTGGCTGAAGTACAGCGCGCCCGGCGTTTTCGTGGCATTGGTCGGGCCACTGAAGTAGATCAGCGCCGCCTCGTACTCGAGCGAGGCCAGGCCGAAGAAGGCGCCCACGTCCGCCGCGGTGGCGAAACCTGGCATGGTGCCGATCGGTGGATAGGGGCTGTTGGTCAGGATCAGACCGTTGAGGTCGATGGCGCTGCCGGCCGCCGCGAGGACGCCGGGGTTGACCTGCACAATTTGCGAGGCGGGGATGGTCATTTACGG